ATTTATTCATTAGGTAAATAATACTATATATTATTAAATATGTACAGCATTTATTACATTATTTTTACTATAGTGTTAACAGCTGCTTCAGCTGCATTAAAATAAATTAATAAAACACTGTACTTTTTTATAATTACACGAGATAATGGTTCTGTTGGATAAATAAACAACCAACATAAAAACAACAAGGAGATATATAATGAAAGCTACACAGCACGCAAGAATGAACAAATGGGGTTTTGAACAAAAACTATCAATACTGCAAGCAGGTCAACAGGTGTACAGAGAAAAGCACTATGAAAGAAGCTTTAACGAAGATGATGAAGAGCAATATACTTTGTTATGGCTTTACTACAACGATGTTGGACACATTGGAACTTGGTGTAAGCAAAAGTGTTGGGTTTTTGAAGACAATTTGAGGAAACGGTAATGTTAGATCAATTGTTTGTAAAATACAACGTACCAACAAACATAAGTTTTATTGCAAGAGTACAAACTTTAATTAGTAAACACAACTGCAATTATGATACTATAATAGACTTATACAATTACGAATTACTTAAGGAGAAATATAATGTTTAATAAATACTTAGTGTTATGTAAAGAATTGTCAATTAACAACGATGGTGAAGCAGAATACGAAACACAAGTTGAACTAAACGTTGAAGCTACATCTAAAGATCATGCTGCTAGAATTGTTTCAGCAGGTATGGCTTACGAAGAAGACGACAATGTTATGTTTGAAATTTACGACATACAACAAGCACATTAGGAGCTATTAAAATGTTAGATAATTTACTTATTGTTTTGATTTACATGATGCCATTCTTACTTTTGTTATGCATTGGCGCTTTTATTGACGAAGTTATTTTAGGTAATAAATAGGAGAAATACTATGCATCACATATTAGAAAGATTTGTAACTACAGCCAAAAGCTATACAACTTACAAGAGACTTGCTGGGGCCCCCTCCAGCATTTCACTGAACAAAATATTAGACTGTGCTGAAAGAGTTAAAAAAACAGTTCACCCAGAAAAAGAAAAAAATGAAGCACTTAAGTTAATATATGCTTTTTATGAAAGCGTGCAGCAGCGTGTGTCGAAAATGTCTGGTGATGAATCATGGAATAACGCAAAATTTAGCAATGATGAAAAATTGTATGTTGGTGAACCAGTAATTTTTTATGGTGACAATTTTGAGTACGCCGCTGAAAAGCACATGTCAAGCGCTAAAGTTTTACCACCAATTAGATACGATGAGGAGTAATTATGCCATATACTAGACTGTTTTTTGTGTGTGTTTTTTTGGCAATATTGTATAAATTTTGTGCAAGTTTGCTATAAATTTGTGCACAATTTGTGCAAAATTTGTGCAGTGACTATTTAAATACAAAGGGTATTGTGTAAAAACTTTACCCTTGTATTTCAGTTACTTACACTAAAACGTATATGTATATGAAAGGCAAGTTATTTTCAGTGCTAGCAGTGAATCTAAATTCACTTCAACGAATTAAGAACTAAGAACTAAGAATTAAAAATAAATAATAGGAGAGTATTGTGTCAGACAGAATGGAGAAATATAAAAAAGAAAAAGGTATGCACTACTTTAACTTTGTAATGAATGATTTCTTTGCAGACTCATCTTATCTAACACCACTACAAACTTATACGTACTTTAGATTAATTTGTGAATGTTATAGATCTGGAGAAAGTATTCGTTGTAATGAATTAAAATATTACAGTAGAAAGTTTGGAACTTCATTAGAAGATGTACAGTTAGTATTACATGATTTTTTTGAGTTAGACAATGACGGTAATTACTTTCAGCGGCGAATACAAAAAACTATAGACATGTATCATTCAAAACAAAACAATAGTAGCAAAGGTGGAAAAGCATCTGCAGCAAAAAAGTCAACAGAAGATTACGCTGTTGTAAGATCTGCTAGAGGGATTAAAAGGTATTTAAAAGGTTTTGTAGAAGTATTTGATGGTCTACCAGAATACAGTAACAAAGGTTATCAACATGCTGGTTACAAAGTTTGGAAAGACAATAATTTAGAAGAAATTAAAACAGAAGTTAATGTTTGGTTAAAGAAATATTTTGAATCGGTATCTGACATGAAGTATGCAAAGTCGTTCGTTACACTACTAAAAGACGGACTAGACGTAGGCTTTAAGGTAGAGTCAAATGCTGATAAATATGCAAGAGAAACATCTTTTATAAAATAGGAGAAAGTAATGAGTAACTTTACAGATACAGACAAATTTTTAAAAAAACTAAAGATTAAAAAATCTTCTGGCATAGCATTACTACCAGATGATGTTATGAAGTCTAGGTACGCGCACATGATTGAGGAGGTAAACGAATTCCAATACTCGAACAACATGTCTGACATACATGGCTGTGTTGATGCTTTAATTGATGTTGTGTATATAGCACTTGGAACAGCTAACATGCTAGGTTTAAATGAAGACCAATGGAACGAGTGTTGGGACAAAGTTCATGCTGCTAACATGTCTAAAGAGTTAAGTTTAGAAACAGAAGGTCATAAACTTGGAGTTAAAAAACCTGCAAACTTTATTGCGCCAGATTTTGCTAGCGTATTAGGAGCTGAATAATGAGTAGACATTCTATCAAAGTGCTATACGAAGCAGCTGATTTACAAATTAAAAAAGGTAGTGATTACCAAAGTTATGGATCTAGTATAAAGCAGGCAGATCATTACAGGCGTGGCATTGATACAATACACGACGTAATTGCTGGTAAGGTTATTAGGGCCCAATCTTTACTAGAGTCAAATAGCAAGCCAAACTTTGAGTCTTTAGAAGATACGTACATGGACATTATAAACTACGCTTCGTTTGCAGTTTCTTATTTGCGTGGAAAAATGGACGGACAAAACACAGAGCTTGATATCTTTAACAAACCAAAGAGACAAAAATGAATACATTAACAACTGAATCAATTGCATTGGCCTTTAAAGAAAAACATTTTAACGAAGATTTTGTGGTTGATAAGTCTGGTTTTACAACAGTTGAGATTATTAACGCAACGTTTTTGGCTGACAAACCATTTATTCTAAGAGAGCCAAGCGAGGAATATATAGCTAGAGAGCTTGAGTGGTACAAAAGTCAATCATTAAATGTAAACGATATACCTGGTGATGTTCCAAGCATATGGCAGCAGGTTGCATCTGGAAACGGTTATATTAATAGTAACTATGGTTTTCTTGTGGATAGTGAGGAAAATTGTGATCAGTTCGAATCATGTGTAAACCAACTTGTCAATGATCCTTACTCAAGAAGAGCTATAATGATTTATACTAGACCTCAAATGCAGTATGAATTTAATCAGCAAGGTATGAATGATTTTATTTGTACAAACAACGTGCAGTACTTTATAAGAAATGGCCAACTAGAAGTTGTTGTTAACATGCGATCGAACGATGCGGTTTTTGGGTATAACAATGACTATGCGTGGCAGCTACATGTTCAAAAGCGTATGCTTGATACATTAAACGAAAGAAGATATTGGGACGACGTTACCTTTGATGACGAACTTGAGATAGGTAATATATACTGGAACGTTGGCAGCATGCATGTTTATCAGCGGCACTTTAATTTACTTAAGCAAAATCAATAGTTTAGATCAAAACGTATTAATAGATACAACAGTTAATAACTAGGAGCAACGTATGGAAAAGATTCAGATACAAGGTAAAGACTACATTACCGTAAATCAACGTGTTATAGAGTTTAGAAAAAAATATCCAACTGGAAGCATTTTAACTGAAATCGTTTCTAACGAAAACGATGTTGTTATTATGAAGGCTCAGGTAATACATGATGGGCAGCTATTAGCAACAGGTCACGCGTACGAAAAAAACGGATCAAGCTTCATTAACAAAACAAGTTACATAGAGAACTGTGAGACAAGTGCAATCGGAAGAGCGCTTGGAATATTTGGTATAGGCATAGACACTTCTATGGCCTCGTATGAAGAAGTTGCTAATGCTAAGCTACAACAAAAAGACATGGAGTTATAATTATGGACCAAGGAACTCCAGAGTGGCATGCGGCAAGGTTAGGTAAAATTACAGCATCAGGCTTTAGCAATATGATGAAAGTAACAAGAACAAGTGAGAGTACATATAAAACTAAGTATAGACATGAGTTGGCAATAGAGCGCTTAACTGGTAAGGTTGCTAATGAAGTTTTTATTAATCAGTTTATGCGTGATGGTATAGAGCGAGAGCCAATAGCAAGACAGTTGTTTATTGCTAAGTCTGGGTTCGATGTTAATGAAGTAGGCTTTATTGATCACCCTAGCATAGCAATGTCTGGTGCATCACCTGATGGTATGATTAAATCAGAGGACGCTGTGTTAGAAATAAAGTGCCCAACACCAACAACACATTTTAACAACTTGCTAGCTGATAATATGCCAAGCAACTACAAGCATCAAGTTCAATGGCAGATTGCTTGCACTGGTTCTAAAAAGGCTTATTTTTGTAGCTACAACCCAAATTATCCCGAAAGATTTCAACTAAAAATAGTTGAGGTAGCTAGAGATGATAAAATGATCTCAGAAATGGAAGCTGCCGCAAGGCAGTTTAATATAGAGATAGAAGATTTAATAATTAAATTGGAGAATATAAATGGCTGAACAATATGACAACACAAACAGATTTGCTTTGTTTAAAAACAACGACAAGCAAGGAAATGAAAACAGACCTGATTACACAGGAACTGTAACGCTTGAAAATGGTAAGGAGATGAGAATGGCTGCATGGATGCGCGAGTCTAAAACTGGTACCAAGTATTTAAGTGGCCAAGTATCTGATCCGCTGCCGTCTCAAAGTCAGGCCACTGTCGAGCAAGTAGCAGAAGATATACCTTTCTAGTTAATAATCAATAACTTAGATCAAAACATATTAATAAGTACAGCGGTTAATAACTTAGGAGTTACTTATGATTGTCGATTTAAGGAAAAAAAGAGTTTGTGTTGGGTGTAAGCGTGAAGCAAAAGTTTTTACTGGCAAGTGGTATTGCGGCATTGATTATATAACTGCATACGGCGCTTGTAAAAAAAGAAAAACCATTCACGCTATACCAGAGGACAAACTATAATGTACTTAGAAGAAATCATTAACCATTTTGATGGAGTAAAAAAAACTGGATCAAACCAGTATAGCTGTAAATGTCCAGCGCATAAAGACAAGTCTAACTCATTAGGTATAACTTCCGATGGAGACAGAATACTAATGAACTGCTTTGCTGGCTGCAGTATTAAAAGTATATTAGACGCAAGCGGGTTAAATTGGAAAGATATTATGCCAAGCAAGGAGCCTGATAAGTATGCTCCTAAGCTTGGCTTTAACCCATACTCAATATTAAAAATGTTACAAGACGAAGTTTTGATAGTTGGTTTAAGTTCTTCTGACATTAAAAAAGGAAAAGCACTATCAGATGAAGACCACAAAAGATTATTAACTGCCGTTGCTAATATAAGGAGAGCATATGGCTACGCAAAATAACGTTGTTATAACCGAAAAAGAAGTTAGTGGTTATATGTCAACAAGAGATAATGGTGAGCACTTAAAGATTAAATCACCATCCGAGTATCAAGAAGAAATAATGTCGTACTTTAGCGATGATGTTAAAGGTGGTATTGAGCTACCATTTGACAAAACTAAAGATGATTTTAGGATACGCTTAGGCGAACTTACTATAGTAAGTGGGTATTCAGGTCATGGTAAAACAGCTTGGCTTAGTTATGTTATGCTGCACGTGTTGAAAAATCATAAGACTCTTATAGCTTCTTTTGAGATGCTGCCAAAGGCAACGTTAGGTAGAATGTGTATGCAAACAAACAACCCTGACCCAACCAAGGCTTACATAGATGACTTTATATCTAAGATTGAGCATAAACTATACCTTTATGATGCTGCTGGCGAAACTTCGGTTAGCAAGGTGTTGGAAGTGTTATACTACGCGGCAGAAAAATTAAATGTTAAGATGTTTGTTATAGACTCACTAATGAAATGCGGAATTAATGAAGACGATCTTAATGGCCAAAAGAATTTTGCAAACAAACTGGCTGTTGCTGCTAGAGACTTACAGGTACATATATTTTTAGTTGCACACAGCAGAAAAACAGCTGATGAAGATGGTAGTCCATCAAAATTTGACGTTGCTGGCTCTGCAAACATTACAAACTTAGCTGACAATTCTATCTCAGTTCACAGAAACAAAAAGAAAGAGAAAGCGCTTATGATGGGTGAAGATCCAGGTGATTGGAAAAATCACCCTGATTGTACTGTTTATCTAAATAAACAAAGGCATGGCAATGGCGCTGAAACTTACTGGGGTTTTTACTTTTGCCCTAAAACATTTAGGTATTTGGAGAGACCGCGATGACAGTAAACGAACTTTTAAAAGAAATAAAAGATTTATTTGGTGATGTAGAGTATAAAGCGACATCATCTACAGGGCAAGTATTTAAGTCAAGGGGATACGATGACAGAATTCAAGTTAAACAAAAGCAGCAGGCAGAGCCTGATATCGCTGATTGGTAGCATGAGTCTTGATAACAACAAAGAGTATTATGTTAATATAAAAGAAAAAAGTAATAGAAGTACAGCTCAAAACAAACTATATTGGGATTTGATTACAGAGATTGGTAATTACCTTGGGTATACATCTGAAGAAATGCACGGATTATTAGCGTACAAGTATTTAAGTCACAAGATAGAGGTTATGGACGAAGAGGTTACTGTTGTGCCGTCAACATCAAAGTTAACCGTTAAAGAGTTTAATGATTATATAAAGCAAATAACTAGCTTTGCTGATGGCTTAGGTTTTAAAGGTCTACATGGCATCTAAAAAAGAAAAGATATGGCTTGGTAAAGCCGCTGAGTTTGGATGCGTGGTCTGTCGAAAGGTCCATGAAGTCGAGGACTTACCTCCAGCATGCATCCACCACATCAGAGATCGCACTGGTATTGGAATTAGGTCTGATCACTATAATATATTGCCGCTATGTCACTATCACCACCAAGGCAAAGAAGGCTTACACCACATTGGTAAACAAACTTGGGAGGAAAAATATGGCACGCAAAGAAGTTTGCAGCAATGGTTTTTAAATAAAATTGGAGGTTATGATGAGTAAAGTATTGTTAATTATGTTGTTTTATATACCAATAGCGTTAGCTGAATCGGTAAATTATTACAGTCCCAATGACGGTCAATTGACTATCGTAGACAACGCACAAGAAGTTATGGTAATTGTAGATCAAAACGGTTCACAAAGATTAGAGATAGTACCTAGCGACACAGGTAAAACATTTGTATATGGTAATGAACTTACTGTTATTGAAACAACACCATTAGGAATTATTAGTTACTAGGAGCAAGTTATGATGGCTGAATTTATATTGATGGTAGCAATAGGTAATGAGGCTGGTAATAATAGTTGTTGCCTTGCAGAACATTACGTTGGTACGTTTAAATCGTGCGTTGAAGCTCATGAGTATATAAAAAACCATATACCTGAAACACCAAAAGAAACACGATGTTTACATAAAGAAAACATAAATTTACCTGAAGACTTTAAACATAAATATATTATTGACTCATGCAAAATGAAAAGGAGCTGTGATGGGGAAAGGTAGTGGTAGAAGACCAGCGGGATTAGTAACAGACAAAAAGCTTGTAGAGAATTGGGAGCGTATTTTTGGGTCAAAACCTAATTCGACTCAATTTGAACAAAACGGAGCCGTTGTTAAACATCATGTAGAAAAAGTTGCTTGGCGAGATGAAATGGTAAAGGAAGATCATGATAGATCAATAAAGGAGAAAATTGATGGCAATATCACCGACACAAAGAACACTAAAAAGACTTAAAGAAAGTGACGAGTATGCATTGGTTCAAGTTGTTGAAAAGTGGAATGCTTGGGCTAAAATAAGACAAGATTTGTGGTGCTTTGATATACTAGCAATTACAAAAGAAGGTGATACAGTTGCTATACAAGTAACAACAAAGGATAACATGAATGCTAGGATTAATAAAATTGCTTCCGCTGAGTCCACGCCTCACCTAAGAACAGCTAACTGGACATTGCTTGTAGAAGGTTGGAAAAAAGTTGATAACAGGTGGAAATCATTTATAACAGATGTATCTTAAAGGAGAATTATGGAACTATATCAAGAGATAATTGCTAGTAGTAGGTACGCTAGATACTTACCAGAGCTTAAACGCAGAGAAACATGGGAAGAAACAGTAACTCGACTAACAGGTTTTATAGCTAAAACGCAGCCAAAACTACAAAAGGACATACAAGAGCTGCACAAAGCTATTTTGAACTTAGAGGTAATGCCATCCATGAGACTTATGATGTCTGCTGGCGAGGCATGTGAGCGTGATAATATTGCTGCGTACAACTGCAGTTACTTAGCCGTAAATAACAAAAGAGCTTTTTCAGAAGCATTGTATATACTAATGAACGGAACTGGAGTGGGTTTTAGTTGTGAAAGACAAGAGGTAAGTCAATTACCTCCAGTGCCAGAAGATATTGAAAATTGTGACGACATTATAGTCGTTGGTGATAGTAAACTTGGTTGGGCAAAAGCATTTAAAAAACTAATGTCATCACTTTGGGATGGTGATATACCAAGTATAGATTACTCACATATCAGGCCAGCTGGTGCAAGACTAAAAATATTTGGTGGTAGAGCATCTGGGCCAGAACCATTAAAAAGGTTATTTAAATTTGTTACCGATCTCTTTATTGGTGCAAAAGGTCGAAAATTAACATCACTTGAAGTACACGACATTATGTGTATGATAGGTGAGATTGTTGTTGTTGGCGGCGTAAGAAGGTCTGCGTTAATATCTTTATCTAACTTAACTGATAAGCGTATGCGTGAGGCAAAAATGGGCGCATGGTACAACGATTTTGCTTGGAGAGGCTTGGCTAACAATTCTGTAGCTTACACTGAAAAACCTGATATTGAGGTTTACATGGAAGAGTGGTTATCTTTAGTTAAATCTAAGTCAGGTGAGCGTGGGATATTTAATAGGGTAGCAAGTCAAGACCAAGCTGCTAAATGGGGTCGACGTGATAAAAGTCTAAACTATGGAACTAACCCATGCTCAGAAATTATATTACGTGACAAACAATTTTGTAACTTGACAGAGGTTGTTGTAAGAAATGGCGATACAAAACAAACGTTAAAAAGAAAAGTAGAACTTGCTACAATATTAGGAACATTTCAATCAACTTTGATAGACTTTAAATTTTTATCACAAGAGTGGTTAAAAAATACAGCCGAAGAAAGATTGCTTGGTGTTTCATTAACTGGTATCATGGACGCTAAGATAACATCAAGTCCTGATCCTAAATTTTTAGAGGAGTTAAGATATGCCGCACGTAACACAAATGAAAAATACGCTAAAATCTTGGAGATACCAGTATCAGCCGCGATTACTTGTGTCAAGCCTAGTGGAACTGTTAGCCAGCTCGTTAATTCTGCTAGTGGGATCCATGCTAGGCATAATGATTATTATGTCAGAACTATACGCATTGACAAAAAAGACCCTTTGTACAGCTTTCTCAAAGATAAAGGCGTCCAAGTAGAAGACGAGCAATTTAGACCTGAGTCTACCGCTGTTTTTAGTTTTCCAATGAAAGCTCCTAAAGATGCCATAACAAGAAATGACATGACGGCATTAGAGCAGCTTGAAAATTGGTTAGTGTACCAACGACATTGGTGTGAACATAAGCCTTCAGTAACCATATCTGTTAAAGACCATGAATGGATGGATGTTGGCGCTTGGGTTTATAAGTACTTTGATGAGATTAGCGGTATTAGTTTCTTACCTCACTCTGACCATTCTTATGTTCAAGCTCCGTACCAAGACTGCAGCGAAGCAATTTACGAAGAGTTAAAGTCTAAAACTCCGCAACACATTGATTTTACAGAGTTTTTAGAGGAAGATGATAACACAACGAGTGCTCAAACGCTTGCCTGCACAGGTAGTAGTTGTGAGATACAATAACTTACACTATGATAAAAGCCCTTTTAAATCAAGGGCTTATATCAATACATATAGGTATATAGGAGAGATTGAAATGGACAAAGAAATTAATGCAAGGCTTGTTAGGTTTAAGCGACCAAAAGTATCTCATTACGAGGTTGGTGGCATCGAAACAATAGACTTTATCGAGTCTAAACTATCAAAACAAGAGCTTGTAGGTTACTTAAAAGGTAACGTTATCAAATACTTAAGCAGAGCAGATCATAAAGACTCAGCTAATTCAGACTACGAGAAAGCATTAGTGTATATGAATTGGCTAGTACAAGCGCAATCAAGTAAGGC